AGCCTTTGTCCTGTGTGATTTTTTCTCATCTGTCAGCACCGAAACCGCCTTGCTCGGTCTTGCCATAGTCTCACCTTTTTTCATTTTGGGAATATTTTATGCACGTATAGGAGCGTGTGGTATCCTGGAACGCGCTCCCGCCCCCATACCCCTCCCCGGGGGGCTACTCCTCCCGCGCCAGAACCGAAAGATACTCACGGCTGATTTCTCCGCGATCCGCCGCCTTATGATGCTTGACACACAGCGTTATGCCGTTATAGATGTCATAAGCCAGATCCTTGTCCTCCACAAGCGGCACAATGTGATGCGCCTCTATTTTGCCTGTGGTAATGCGGCCTTGCTCTAGACACACACGGCACATATAATGATCTCGCTCATATATTGCTTTCCGCGTCTCTTCCCACCTGCGACATGTCCTTAGCCTTGTGATCTCAGTGCTCTCCTTAACTCGCTTGGGCCTTTGCCCACACACGCCGCTATGTATCCTGCCGCAATATGGGCAAGCCTTAAGCCGTCCCATAATGCACCACATACGGTATCCCGTGCGCCTTGCAATAATCAACCTCGGCCCTGCATCCTGTGCTGTGCATCCAGTCGCCATACACCAGCATACGATCACAGCGGGACAATAACTCTATACACATACCCAGGCCGTGGAGATAATCCACATTGTCATACATCCAGCCGAAGCAATGCACGGGAGAGACATATACATTAGCCTTATCCTTTGCGGCCAGGTCCATCACAATGGCCTCTATATCCTCTAGATTGCTCTTGTTGCCGCCGTATGGGTGAGATATGTAGATCATCATAACCTTGCCATCATCCCTCTCTTGTGGCCGTCTAAATAGATTGTAGGCGTATCCTTGCAGGCTGGCTTATACTCTTGCGCCTCTCCGTATCCGCCGTAATCCAGCGAGGCAGCTGAGTTGACAAATAGCTTAGTCACCAGCGCCGCTGATCTGTTGCTCGGATTGACTCGATAACACGATTGCTTGAGTATCATCGGTAGGTGGGTGTGACTGTGGATATAGATATCTGCATCAGCAATAGAGGCCATATCTGCCAGCCTGATAGCCTTGGCCCCCTCTTTGCGTCCGCCGCCTGACCCATGGTTAATCAGCAGCGAGTATGTCATCTTCCGGCCATCGGATTTCCGACGGGATTCAGCGCCAAAGCTGACAAACAGCAGCGCAGCCGCAGTAGAAAATCGATCATATAGCCCAACCTGACGGGCGAATACCTCCATCAGATCGATACCCTCCTTGTTGTAAGTGCGCCTCTCATGGTTGCCAGTGGTAATCGCTAGAATCTTGTCTTTAACCGGGCCAAACAGCTCCACCGCCTGCTGTATCTGCTCCATTGGAGACATGGACTCGCTGTAGCAGTCCGATACGCTGGTTTTGGTGGCGTTATTGAGGATATCGCCGTTGAGGATGCAATATGTGTTGTCATCATCTGCCACGGCATCTATACGGCGGCGGATCAGCTGCATATCGCACTGGCGGTCTCCGATGTGTAGGTCTGCAAATACCTCGATTTTCAGCACATCGATTTCCGACGGCAGGCTAACCGATATTGTCTTCATCAGCTCACCTCACAAGTATGTATCCCCAATCCCACCCGCGCAGATTCTCGTAATGCCGCGCTGTCCATTTGGTTGCGGATGTTGGATTTGCACCAACGGCCTCCAGCGTATGAGGCTGGCGAGTTACTGCTACTCTAATCCGCCATATAATTAGAGCGCCCCGGATTAACCAGGACGCTCTCTATAGATTTCCACGATACTATTTTACATCGGAAAACCGGACATAAGCGGACATCTTTCAAATTGGATAGACAAAAGGTTGAGAGCTTCTGACTTAAACCGCCTGCACTGTCTTTCACTGTAATGCAAATTGTATGCTATTTTTATCAGATTCCATCCGTCTATGTACATTCGATACACCACCATTTTGGGGTGATACGGGAGCTGTTTGAGGCTGCAAAATATGTACTGTTCTAAATTTTGTAGACGGAAAATTTCATCTTCCAGTCCTTTGATTTCGCTCAGAGCACTTTCGTGATTTGCGTCCAATCTGATTACAGCGTTGCCGGTTTGGTCTCCGATTGCTCCAGACCGTGGCATACCGTCCATGTTCACCGCCCCAAGCGTGTTATATCTGTCTTCTAGCTCATTTATACGGTTTCGGCGTAACGTTATTTCGGATGGTATTGTATTGTAAAATTTAAGTATCTTTACGACCCTTTCCGTTGTCATCCTCGCCCTCCTCCGCCATTCGCCTCATGCGCTCTCGCTTATGTATGATCCTGGTCCAGCGCTGGTTGTCCAGATATCGACTGTACGCCTCGTCCCTTTTCTGCGGTTCCATACATCCTCCACAAGTACAGATGACGCGGCAGCCATCAAATGTCTTCCAACGACAGTGCAGATAATAACAGGGACCAGTCATTGCTTATCCTCCGGCGGGCGTTTCCAGGCCATCCTAAGACAGCACCCAACAATCAGCCCAATACAGCCGGACAAGGACGATATGCTCGACAATAATATAATCCATGCCCATGCTGGTAGATCAATCACCATTTTGTATGCCCCCAATCAATTCCGGGTTGTCGTCATCTATTCCATAATCCCAACAGCAGTCGTCACATCCAAATAACGGTTCTCCGGCTATACAGCACTCGGTGCAATCGATATCTTCAAATACTTCCATCACTCGGCCTCCCCACCAGGAGCAACAGCCAGGCGTAGAGGGGTAAACTAATCGTCATGGGGTTTCGCCTCCGTCCATCTTCACCCCACAATTGGGGCAGTAGTGCGGATTGAATCCGTAATACACTTCTTCTTCGTTGTTATATCCCTCGAAATCTTGAACTGTAAATCCGCACTCGGAACAAATAAACTCGTCAACCGGGTTCATCTGCGTTTCATTTCTACCATGGTGCACCGGGGCCGCGTCGGCGGCTGGCACATCTTCAACACAACCAAGCAGTTCCCCGTAATATGACAGACCTTTTCCAACCAAAACTGTTCCAACGCTGTCAAGCCATGTGTCTATTTCGTGTATTACTTTTTCCCGTTCTATGTACTCGGCCATTGTCATCCCTCCAAATCCATTTTCGCTCCACAGTGCGAGCAGAATTCTGGTAGCCATCTTCTCTCTATCGGATCTTCATAGGAAATATCTTTGTGGCACAAACTGCATTGCCAATCACACCAATCGTCTACATCCAATAAAGTATCATCATCGTCAAAATAGCTTTCAGACGGAATCCACCGCCCATGCTTGTGTGGATCAACAGCTGGGGCTTTTTGCACAGCCCGGACAAATTCAATTTCCAAATTTACATTTACTCCATGCGCCATTACCCCATCCACACAAACCCGATCAAATTCTTCCAATAACGCTTTCCGGCTTATCAGATCATCGCTCATTTTTGTCTCCTCCATCCGGGATCAACCCGGCATCTCTCAGATTTTGCAATATTTCCGCATCACTCCTATTTGTGGACAATCGGGCCATAGCCTCCCGCAATGTCATGCGGTTTGCCTGCTCCAGTGGGCCGCAGGATTTGCCATATTCATCCAGTCTCCACCGCTCATAATCATCGCGCGGGACAAAGGGTGTGATGAAAGCATCTACCACGCTGGAAAAGCAAGCCCACTCACCGTCTAGTTCTACGTTATATCTAGGCATGATTTCTCTCCTCCAATGCTTTTTCAGCCTCTTCGCGAGTCGAGAACACGGTTTTGCCAATATCAAGCAGCCCAAATGACAATCTTCCGTCGCTCCTGCGTGCTGATATCACCATCCACCCATCACCTTGTGATTTTTCCGTGACGCGATAACTGATAACTGCATCATCGCGTATGGCATATACCTTATCTCCGACCTTGACCGGGCAATACGGCTTAATGACTACCCGCCCCTCTTGATCCGCCTTGCCAAGCTCTGTCGCCCGCTCTACGGTGAGGCCGGTTGCTCGATAGGCTTGCAGCTCTTTCGCCTCGTCCCATGTCAATCCTTTGTAATGGAGGCATGATCTGTACCCAAGGTCATACGCTTCATCTCTCATTGCTTCCGGGTCTGGCGCGGTTTCTTCATAATATGACAGTCTATCCACCCATGGGCCGGTAAGTTCTGTATCTCCTGCCTTGATCCGCCACTTTTTGTTTTCGTAATAGGTGTATCGCCTCATTTCTCATCCCTCCATTTCGTCCGGATCTACGTATTTCACGCCCAGCTCCGCCAGTCTCGGATCGTCCTCATCATCCAGCAGAGCGGCAGCGTAACCATTAGCAACTTTTAGACGGGTGGATCGTATATCGTTCCACTCGCCCCTCCCAAAATACGAGCCAAACATTAATTTGGCTTTGCCGCGCGTCTTCGCAATCACATAACACCCCCACTCCTCATCGTAGTACTCAACCCACCAGAGGTACATGATTATTCCTCCTTCACACCGCGCCATTTCCAATTGTTACCGTTGTTATAAAAGCACCCGCTGCAAACATTCAGGTCGTAATTATCGTTGTAATAGCAACAATCACATTTCCAGCCTGTTTTCTTTCGCAGAGCGTTCAGGTCCTTCACCGCCGTATCCCGCTCCAGCTTTACCAATTCCAGCTCAGCAACCTTGTCAGCTTGGCCCTGGTTGGCACGACGATTCCAGGCTTTAATCGCAGATTCTTTTGCCCATCCGATTTTCAAGGCCCATTTTACAACCTTGCAACCACACTCTCTATTTCCGCAAAAAACCACTACTTTCGTACCTTTATCGCCTGATGGAGTTCCGACTTCTGTTGTCATAAGCATTCCAGCCTTTCCCCCGCAAAACGGGCACGGTTTAAGTTCGTTCATTTTTCTGTCTCCAATACTTTCCTGGTTAATAGCCCCTTAGCCATCGCTTGCCCGTATGAGACCTGATACCTGTTGCATATTTTGTTAATTTCAGGCCATGTCAAGTCATTGATTTTTATGGCCTGCATGGCCTTTTTGACCTTGGCCCTCACGTGGTATTCTTTGCAATATTCTTGTCTGGCGGCCTCTCGACATTGGCAGGAGCAATAGCGCTGGTTAAGAGACGTGGGTGTATAATAATTTCCGCAAAGTTCGCAGGCGCGGGGGCCTCCAGCTTTCAGCATTTTCTCCCCTTCCTCCAAATTCCGCTCTTCCGGATTATTCTTCTTTTCGCAACGCAAGTGTCACATATGGTTGGCTGCCTGCTCTTCCCGCCGCAATACGGGCAGGTATAATCTCGTTTGTTTGTCATTGATAGGCCTCCAATCGGTTAGCTACGCCGGGGTTATGTTAGTCTGCAATTCTCATGCTTGCTTTGATCCTGTAGACTTCGACTTCATCCATGCGTACGATTTTTGCCACTATCAATGAGCAATAACCATCGATTAAGACATTGTTTTCATCCACGATAATCGGATCAAGAGATTGGTTCACGGCATACTTCTCAATATGCCGACTGACTTTGTCTAACTTTGGATACACAAAATTTTCCGGCACAATGATTTCTTCCGGAAACAATTTCACTTTGCGGGAATATAAGCGTACCGTTAATTTCTTGTCCATTTTTCTGTCCTTCCTCCGCTTGCAGCGGTCACATGTTGATAGCATCATATCTCCTCCACGACGATTTCCGTCCGCCTTGTCCCGTCATGTATCCGGCGCAGCACCAGATCAATCCGTTCAAAGCTATCATCGAGTATAATCCTGGCCTTAACCATCCCATCTAGGATCATCTTGCCGCTGTAGTTGTCCGGATCACGCCTCCGATTGTCGCCAAAGCAATACATAAGCGATACAACTGATCGTTCAATCGGCTTTGGAGGTTTCGGGCGGCAATGGGCAGCTATCAACAGCGCCCATTGCTTTTTGATCTCTTGATACTTCCAACGGTTGTCCCGACCTATATACTCGTTATTGCTTGGCGGTACAGCGGGGATGGTGTAACGGTACGTCATATCACAGATTCCACGAATCCACAGTATTGCGATATATAGTCCCACCTGTTGCTATATTTTTTATACTTACTCTTTGATTCACCTACACTAATTTGCGTGTTAGTGGCAACATGTGCGCTTGGAATTACAAGTGTATCCGCTTCTATTCCGTCATCATTGATAAGCCGGAGTATGTAGAGATCGCAAGTGCAATATGGTTTTTCCAAATTGAAAGAATAAAAGTTTCCGCCCTTTCCATGATACAATTTGCTTGCTTTAACATCGATTTTTACAGAGTCGTTCACCAGGAGATCATATGGGTAGTTTTGCGGCATTCTCCTAACTTCATATCCTTGAGCTATTAATACTTCAGCCGTGATCTGTTCGTGCGATTTACCAAAGGTGGTCTCACATTCTTTTATACTCAGATTTAGTTCTTCTGCG